ATGAAACTAACAGCTAATTTTACACTAGATGAATTAATCAAAAGCCAAGTGGCTGAACGTAAGGGCATAAATAATAATCCATCTCCAGAGCAAATAGAAAATTTAAAAGCTTTGGCTGTAAATATATTACAACCCATACGTTCGCACTATAACGAAGCATTACAGATCTCTAGCGGATTTAGATGTGCAGAGTTATGTATAGCGATCGGCAGCTCAGTCAACTCACAACATGTGGCAGACGACAATGCAGCGGCAGCTGACTTTGAAATTTGGGGTAGAGATAACAAAGAAGTAGCTTCGTTCATTAAATCAGAGTTGGAATTTGACCAACTTATACTTGAGTTTTACAAAGAAGGTGAGCCTAACTCTGGTTGGATTCACTGTAGTTATTCTTCAAACCACAATAGAAACCAGTGTTTGTACGCCACTCGTGGAGAAGACGGTAAAACAAAATACACTCCTTGGGTCTAAATCCATTTTCTTAATTCTTCACCCATAACTTCAGAAGCTATATTAATTTTTTTACGTAAAGATTTTACTATCTTTTGATCTACAGTATCTTGTGCTATAAGATTGATATATGTCACCGCTGACTTGGATCCTATTCTATGTGCTCTGTCTTCTGATTGCATTCTTTTTTCTAGATCATACCCATTAGAATAATAGATTACAGTATTAGCAGCAGTCAAAGTCAAACCATAACCACCTGTAGCTGGTGTGCCTACGAAGAATCTAGCTTTACCTTTTTGAAATGCATCAATGGCATAGTCTCGTTGTTCAGGCAACGTCTTACCATAATAATGGACCACGGAGCCCGGACCATACTCTTTCTCTATAGCTTTAAATATTGTCTCAACATCACGTTGAAAGTGTCCCCAAATAATGGCTTTACCCTCTACTTCATCTAATACATCCATAAGTTCATCTATACGATTATTTTTAATATCTTGTATTGTGCCATCATCAGCTGTGAAATGACCACAAGTTATTTGCTGTAATCGCATGAGTTGTGTTAGCACTGTCATAGTAGATACACGTTTGCCATTAAGAAATGCAGTAGCTTCTTTTCTCATCTGTTCATATACTTTCTGTTGTTCTTTACTTAATTCTATTTCTCTTTCCATAAATATTTTAGGAGGTAGATCTAAACAATCTTCTTTTAATACTCTGTATGAGAAAGGTTTGATAGAGTCTGATAACTCATCCAAATTTCTAAATTGATGTACAACTTGTATGGAACGTCCACCCACATGCATAGTTCTCATCTCTGCATATCTGTTTCTAAAGGCATAGTAAGATGGAAAATCTAATAGTGCTGGATCTAAAAATTCACATTGTGTGTATAAGTCTAATGGATTTTTGGTTACAGGAGATCCTGTCATTACTCTTCTATAACTTGCACGTCTAGACAATGATAATATGTTTTTAGTTCTTTTAGCTTTTGGGTTTTTTATAGTTGTACTTTCATCAATAGCCATTAATGTTTTGTGTGATAGTAAAAATTTAGTTGCAAACGTTTTGCCTTTTTCTGTGCTGAACGCTTCAACATTCATAACTAAAACATGAAGTTTGTGGTCTGTTTTAAACAATACGTCTAATTTTTCTTGTTGTTTTTTATTTATGTTTGGTTGCCATAATGTTGACACATATTCAATGTGCTCTGCCATGTGTGTAGGTATTTCTTTACCAAACCAAGTGCCTACCACACCCTTTGGTGCAACAACAAGTAATCCATCTATTTTACCCTTATCGTAAAGCATGGCGGCGTTATCTATAAGAACTTTAGTTTTACCTGTACCCATTTCCATGAAATAAGCAAAGTTTTCTCTATTCCAAGACTTTTCTAAAGCCGTCAATTGGTGACGATATGGTTTTGTCTTAAATTTATATTTCATCTTTCTATTGATTTAATATATAGGATTGATTATATATGTCAATATGAAAGATAAAAATAAAGTTTACGTAGTACAAGAAATACCAGGAACTAGGGAAGGTCGCCCTAAATTTAACATTATGGGTGCATCAGAATACGGTGAATTAAAGTTTTTATTAGATGAAAGATCGCAAATAATTTTTTCACCAGGACCTTTAATATTTAAATTAAGGCAACTGTTGAAAGATTTTAAAAAAGAAGATTATTTACTACTTACAGGCGATCCTGCAATAATAGGTGTTGCATGTTCTATTGTTTCTGATATAACAAGCGGCACATGGAATTTGTTGAAGTGGGACAAACAAGAAAGAAAATATTATCCCATAGAAATAGATCTCTATCAGAAAGAAAGGAAACATGACGATTGATTTTGAAAAAGACCAAGAACAGGTCATAGATAAAACAGGCAATATAAATAAACTTGCTGATAAAATTAGAGAAATGCAAGCTGTTCAAAATGCCATTGAACAAGACGAAAAACAAATTAAAGATAAGAAAAAACATTTAGAACACTTATCTGGAGAAGTTATACCCACGATGTTATCGGAGATGGGTTTATCTTTTTTAAAACTAGCAGATGGATCATCTGTTGAAGTTAAAACAAATTACAGCGCCACTATTACTCAAGCCAAAAAAGAGGAGGCGTTTAACTGGCTTCGTGCTAATGGACTAGGAGATATAATCAAAAACGAGATATCCGTATCTTTTGGTCGTAACGAAGATAACAAGGCGGCTGATTATGCCGAACTTGCAAAAGGTCAAGGGTTACAACCAACACAAAAGTTGAAGGTTGAGCCCATGACCTTGAAAGCGTTAGTCCGTGAACGTATGGAGGCAGGTAAAGAAATGCCAACGGAACTTTTCAACATATTTGTTGGAAATAAGACAACAATAAAAAGGAAACAATAAACATGAATAATGTAACAAAAGCAAACAGTGGAGCATTAGCGACAGTTAATTTTGAAGCTGATGCGGGCCAGGGCTTAAACATGGGGCAAGAAGATCTTGCTTTACCATTTTTAAAAGTTCTAGGTCAACTATCTCCCGAGTGTAATAAAAGGGACTCTAAACATGTCGAGGGGGCAGAACCAGGCATGATTATAAACACCGTAACCAACGAGGTTTATGATGGCGTTAAGGGGATAGATGTCATACCGGTGCATTACAAAAGACAATACATCGAATGGCAAGATAGAGGTGAGAGTCAAGGAGCTCCAGTTAAAATTTATGACGCTGGGGACGACCTACCATCAACTACAAGAGACAAGTTTAATAAAGATAGATTAGCCAATGGTAACTATCTTGAAACAACAGCTAGTCATTTCGTAGTTGTACTCGGTAAAAACCCTTCAACAGCTTTGATTTCTATGAAAGCTACTCAATTAAAAATTAGTAGGAAGTGGAACTCAATGATGAACGGTTTGAAAATGCAGGGTAAAAACGGTATGTTTACTCCGCCAAGTTATAGCCACATTTATAAACTAAAAACAGTGCAACAGTCTAACGACAAAGGCACTTGGTTTGGTTGGGATGTTTCTAGAATTGGTCCTATCTCTGATGCAGGTGTTTACAAAATAGCAAAAGACTTTGGAACGAGTGTTTCAAAGGGTGATGTTAAAGTTAAACACGGCAATCAAGAATCCAAATCCGAGGCACCGTATTAAAGATTCCCAGCAAGAGACTGTTCGGGAAGGTATGGGGCGGCTAAGCGAGAGTGGATCCGCCCTTACCACTAAGGATTTATGAAAGATTTTATAGAATTATTTGATGGATTAAAGAGAGCACACGGATGCACATATGTAGACAAGAAAGGTGCCGATGGATTAAAGATAAAAGGAAAATCTTTTGTTAAGAGAGAAATAGTTACAGATCAACTTTGGCAAAATCATTTAAACGGAATAGAACCTAGTTTAGGAATCATACCGATCAACGAAGACAATAAGTGCAGATGGGGATGTATTGATGTCGATAAATATGACAACTTAGACCATAAACAAATTGTAAATAAAATAAGCGGATATAACATACCTTTATCTGTTTGTAGATCTAAAAGTGGGGGTGCACATATATTTTTGTTTACAACAGAATTTGTCCCAGCAAAACTAATGAGAGACAAACTTATGTCCATTAGTGCAATATTGGGATATGGTAATGCTGAGATATTTCCAAAACAAATAGAATTAAAATCGAAAGATGATACAGGAAATTTTCTTAATTTACCATATTTTAATTGTAAGAATTCAACAAGATATGCTTATGATTTACAAGGTAGAGCAGTTACAATAGATGCTTTTTTATTGAGCGCAAAAGTTAGCGCTCTAACACCAAAAGAATTACAAGATTTACAAATAAAAAGGCCGCAATCTGAATTTAGTGATGGGCCACCTTGTCTAGAGTCTTTGACAAGAGAAAAACTAGAAGATTGTAGAGACAGGGTATTATTTCAATATATAGTTTATGCAAAAAAGAAATGGCCAGAAGAATGGAGAAGCAAACTAAGTTCTTTCAATCATAAATATTTTGCAACACCACTTACAGACGATGTTATAGAAAGAAAAAAGAAAGATAAAAAAACATATGGCTATAAATGTGAAGAGGAACCTATGTGTAATCATTGTGATAAAAAATTATGTAGAACAAGAAAGTTCGGTGTGGGTAAACAAGTTTTATTTCCACAATTAAGTGATCTACAAGTTGTAAAATTAGATCCACCTATATACAGATTAAATGTTGATGGAGAGAGAGTAGAATTAAAATCTGAACAATTACAAGAACAAAGATTATTTGTAAGAGCTTGCATGGATCAAATATATAAAAAGCCACCAAAAGTAAAAGCGAATGATTTCGATATAATGATTAACGAACTAATGGCAAACAAAGAGGAAGTGGAAGCTCCGGCTGGTGCATCGAAATTAGAACAACTTAGCGATGGGCTAGAGGATTTCTGCACTGATCTAACTGCAGAAGGTTCAGAAAAAATAGATATGATGTATGGTAACGTTTGGAATAATGACGGCTACCATCATTTTATATACAAAAAGTTTTTTGATTTATATCTAACTAAACATAGGTGGACAGAAAAGTATGATTTAACTTTAATGTTATTGTTAGATCATTGTGGCTGTGAACATGTGAGAATTACTGTAGACAAAAAGAAGATGTCTGTAATAAGAGTAAAACAATTTGAGAAACAAGAGTTCAAACCTAGAAATATAAAATTAAAACCAGAAACACCTTATTAATGAAAACAATTGTATTAGGGCCACCAGGCACAGGTAAGACAACAACTTTATTAAACGAAGTAGATAAATATTTAAAAGAAACAGATCCAAACAAAATAGGTTTTTTCTCCTTCACACAAAAAGCTGCTAACGAGGCTAGAGATAGAGCCATGGATAAATTTAATTTTAGCGAAGACGATCTACCTTATTTTAGAACATTACACTCTTTAGCTTTTAGAACTTTAGGAATTAAAAAAGAACAGGTCATGCAATCTGCACACTACACAGATCTTGGTAAAAAAATAAAAATGAGATTAGATTATCATGAGTATGACAGAGAACACTCTGGTTTGTTCACAACAAAAAGTGATGTGTTAAGAATTATACACTTGGCAAGATTAAGAGGCATAACACCAGAAAGACAATTTAATTTAAAAGAACATACACAAAAAATAACAGTTAAAGATTTAAAAGAAGTAGATCATCAATTAAAAGAATATAAGAAAGCATACAACCTAATAGATTTTACAGACATGATAGAACAATTCATTAAATCAGATAAGTCCCCTAAATTTGATGTTATATTTTTAGATGAAGCTCAAGATTTATCACAAATACAATGGGGCATGGCAAAATCTATATGGGATAAAACACAAGATACATATATTGCTGGTGATGATGATCAAGCTATATTTAAATGGGCTGGAGCAGACGTAGATAGTTTTATAACACAAAAAGGAAAACTACTTAATCTTACACAATCTTATAGAGTTCCGAAACTAGTTCATGATGTGGCCATGGGTATAGTAAGAAGAATATCTAAAAGACGTCATAAAGAATGGTCACCCAGAACAGAAAAAGGAGCGTTATCATATTATCATAGTATGAAAGATTTAGATATGGCATCCGGTGATTGGATGGTATTGGCAAGAACAAAACATATGTTAAATGATGTAGAAAAAATTTTACAAGCAAGAGGTCTTTATTACAAAAATAAATTTAAAGATAATCCTGAAAAAGATTTATACAAAGCAATAATAGATTGGGAAGATCTGCGTAATAAAAAATTTTTAAAAACAGATCAGATTGTTAGAATAGCTTCTTACATGTCACCAGAAAATTATAAAAAAGAACAGTTACAATATTTAGACAAAGACTCAATGTATCACATGGATGAATTGTCTAAAAAAGGTTTAAGCACACAGAGAGTTTGGTATGAAGCATTTGATAATGCACCAACAAAAGCAGTTAGATATGTGAGAAGAATGAGAGAGAATGGAGAAAAATTAAATCAAGACCCAAGAATATTATTATCAACCATACATGGAGTAAAAGGTGGAGAATGTGATAATGTGGCTTTGTTAACAGATTTAAGTTATAACACACAAAAGAATTTCGAAAGAAATCCTGATGATGAAAATAGATTGTTTTATGTTGGAGCAACTAGAACAAAAAATCATTTACATGTCATCAGGCCAAAAGACCCAAACAAGAAAGGATACAAACTATGAAGGACACATACAAGAAACAGATAGGTGGCGATCACTACCGGTCAATGAAGATTCAAGCAAGTGAATTTATAAACAAGAACAACTTGCCCTTTGCAGAAGGTAATGCTATAAAATATTTGTGTAGGCACAAAGCGAAAGGTCAGAAACAAGATTTGCAAAAAGCCATACACTACATCGAGATGGCGATTGAAAGGGACTATGCAGACACCGATATTTAAACCACAAACAGAGTGGTTACCACCAACAGACTTTCCAGATCTTGGAAAGTACGATGAAATAGCAATAGACTTAGAAACAAAAGATCCAAACTTAAATAAAAGAATGGGTTCTGGTTCCGTTGTAAAAGTTGGTGATGTTGTGGGTATATCATTATCTACAGGAAACTGGTGTGCATACTATCCAATAGCCCACGAAGGTGGCGGCAACATGGATCGTAAGATGGTTTTAAAGTGGTTACAAGATCAAATGAATTATGAATCCATAAAAATATTTCACAACGCAATGTATGATGTATCTTGGCTAAGAGCTATTGGTATAAACGTGAGAGGTAAAATAGTTGATACTATGATAGCCGCATCATTAGTAGATGAGAATAGATTTAAATATGATTTGAATGGTGTGTCTAGAGATTATCTTGGTAAGGGTAAAGACGAATCAGCTTTGTATGAAGCTGCAAAATCTTGGGGTGTAGATCCTAAAGCTGAAATGTATAAACTTCCTGCCATGTACGTTGGAGCTTACGCAGAGCGTGACGCCCAACTCACATATGAGTTGTGGCAGGAATTAAAAAAAGAAATATTACACCAGGACATTGAATCTATTTTTAATATGGAAACAGAATTGTTTCCTGTTCTAGTTGATATGAGGTTTCTCGGTGTACGTGTAAATCAAGAACAAGCAGCGATCGAAAAGAGAACATTAGTAGAAGAAGAGAAAAGGATGTTAGGTTCGGTGTTAGCAAGTACAGGTGTAGATGTTCAAATCTGGGCTGCAAGATCCATAGCCAAAGTATTTGATAAATTAGGTTTACCTTACGATAGAACAGAAAAAACTGAAGCACCATCATTCACCAAGAATTTTTTAGCAAACCACCCACATGAAGTTGTTAAATGTATAGCAAAAGCACGTGAGATTAATAAAGCTCACACTACATTTATAGATACCATTCTAAAGTATAGTTTAAACGGCCGTATCCATGCGGAGATTAACCAATTGAGATCAGAGGGCGGTGGG